AAATCATTGAAAGTTCCAGCAATCCTTGAAGCAGTAGAAGCTACTCTTGGACGTCCAGCATTCGTATCATTCGACGCTGAAAAATTGGAAGGTTCATTGACTCGCTTGCCAGAACGCGACGAAATCAACCCAGAAATCAACGAAGCACTTGTCGTTGAATTCTACAACAAGATGTTGTAATATTTTATTGAATAAGATAGGCTTTGGAGCCTTGATATTAAGCACTTTGGGGCGCTTTCCCTTAGTGCTTTTTTTGTTTTTACTACCCTTTTAGTTACCCATAACTAATTTTAGGTATAGTAATAGGGTAGCCCAAAAATGGGGCACCCTTGTTATTTATAAATTGCTGATGGCTGCCTCAAAGATTGAGACAGCTTTTTTAGCTCCCTCTTTGGTAGCATGGACATAAGTATTCAAGGTCATTGAGATATTAGAGTGGCCTAGCCTATACTGTAAATCTTTCGCCGCTATGCCAGCGTATAGCATGATTGTAGCGTGAGTATGTCGGAAACCATGGAAACTAATATCAGGAACGCCAGCAGCTTTAAAGTGACTTTGTAGCCTCTTTCTAAGTAAGCAAGCGTAGGCGTATTTTGTGGTAAAAGGAGTAAAGACAATACTCTCAGACCGTCCTAGTTGCCATGACTGGACTTGTTGACGTTTTTTATATTGCTTGAGCAGGGAAACTGTAGCCTTGTCAATGTCAATTTTTCTCAGACCTGCTTTAGATTTAGGCGTGTTTGTTTCCTGGTATCTATTCAGAGTCTTAGAAATGCTGATAACGCCTTTTTTAAGGTCAATATCAGACCACTCAAGAGCTAAAGCCTCTCCTATACGGCAACCAGTAGCGAGTAAGGTTTTATAAAGGACGTAGTCAAAGAAATTTTCATAACTAGACTGATCCAAATCTTCCAGGTAGTCTAAAAACTGTTTTAGTTCCTGATTGCTGAAAAATTTGACCTTATGCTCTTTATTTTGTTGCTTACGTGGGATAATGACATCCCTAGCTGGGTTATGCTGGATCACTTGCATAGTTACTCCATACTGGAGAATACGGCGGTTTATATTGTTTAGAAAGCTATAGTTTGCATACGCCCCTTTTTCGCCCTTATTGGCCTTGTCAGCCCACTTGTTGACTTGCTGCTGAATGATAGGAGTAGTGAGCTTGTCTAGCTTGTAATCTCCGAATACAGGCAAAATATGAAGCCTTACGATCCCCTCCATGGATTGCTGGGAGTTAGGTTTGATTGTATTCTTGTAACTCTCCCACCATAGAGCGACTAACTCCCTATAGGTTGTAATGGTTGGTTTTTCTTTTACGCTATATCCGTTAGCTGCAAAAGCATTGACGGCCTCCCTGGCTTTGATTTTAACTCCTTTTTTAGTGTTGGCCGTGACTGTTGTCCTAGCCTTTTTCCCTGTAAGTTTATCAACGCCTAAATAAACACTTGCACGGTAAACTGTAGCACCGTTTTTCTTTTTGTATTCTGTAATATTCATAGTCATACCTTTCTAACATCAGTAAGCAAGTATGGGATTTAGTTAAGTATTTATGAATATTGTCTTTATATGGTTCTGAGAGCTACGAGAATAGCCCTATTTTCGTTTATTTTAGGTGTGATGGTATTTGTGTATAGCTGAGCTATAAAATCGCTTAGGGGGGTTATTTCGTTAAAGAGTTTTCAACGCGCTCCAGGTCGTCCAAGAAGTCAAGGAGAGCAAGTGATATATGGTTCATTTCAGAGGCATATGAGCCAGGTTTAACCCTATCATATTTGGATAGTCGGCTATAAATATTTTCTACAAATTCAATAGCTATTAGTGTGTCAGTTTTTATTTTTTTTACTTCTTCAATATCTTTCAAAAAATTAAGGTTTTTTTGTAAATATGGGGAGCTCCTGGAGTCAAATACTTTTTGTTCCCCATCGGTTCCAGTCATAATGAGTTCGATATCATCTTTATAGCCTAAAAGGTAACCAACAGGAACATCAAAAAAATAGGCAATATATTTCCAAACCCTCTCATCTCTAGGCGAACGTTTACCGTTTTCGTAGTAGGATAGCTGGCTGTCGCTTATTGTGACTCCGTATAGTTCATTAAGTTTTTGGCTTAATTTTTTTAGTGATATTCCGCTTTGTTTTCGCAGTTGTTTTAATCTGTTTTTCATACTCTAACTACCTTTCAAAAACGATTATAACACAAAACGATAGCAATAAGCAAAAAAATTATCAAATTGACAATAAAAACGCTTGACATTGTCAAAAAGATAGTATAAACTAAATTTACTATCAGATTGATAGTAAAAAATTAAGGAGGTAACCTATGCTAATCAGTGTAGAAATAGCTGAAAAAGTACGAGCAAAAAGAGGAAAACGGGATTTAACCAAAAGTCAGACAGCTTTAGCGCTTGGAATTGCTAGAACAACATTAAGCAAAGTTGAGAGCGGGAACTACAATGCTCCCAAGCGTATCTATGAGGCAGTTATGAGCTGGCTAGTAGAAGATTTATAAGATTTCTTACTACCTTTCACTTATAGAAATCTAAGTAACAAAAAAAGCCTAAACCGACGACCAAATCAGCAAGGCTTTTCACTCAAACAACTAAAACCAAAATAGCAAGTATGGGATTTAGTTAGGTATTTATTTAATTATATCACAAAATAGTGATTTGTGCCCAAACGAGAGAGCACTAACTCTTTAAACTGGTTCTTTCTCACGCTTTCAAATATTGGCGAGTCTGAGCGTGAGGATATGAGCAATTACAGGAAAGACATTAACAAGCCCATCAGGGCAATTACACAAACATAGAAACAGAGGTAAAAAACATGTTAGCAGATAAATTAGAAGCTATTTCAACAGATTTAGAAGAAATACAAGGAAGTCTTACGGGGGTTAGAAATATCATAGCTAAAAGAGCAATCAGTAGGGTATTGAATGACTTGGATGATGTCTACAATGAACTGACCAGCACAGAATACCATGAACAACAGCAAACGCTTAAGGAACAGACGGAAAGGATGAAACAGAGAGTAGTTGCTGAAGTAATAGGAGAACTAGAGCAAAAAGAACGGTCATTTTATGGAAATTATTGGGGTAACACTGATTTTATAAAACGAGTTTCTAGATTTGATGGATTTCTTTTCTTAAACGCTTATCTAGCGGAAATAACTAAAGAGAATGACTATCCTATGGATCAAAGTCAATTATTAAATTATGTATGGGAACTTTTGGCAGTTGATATTGCCAAGAAAAAACGAGGTAAAAAGAATCTCTTGGACTTATGGACAAGTTCGATTGAGTACACCCGTGGCATGATGATTCATGAGGAGGGTTAACATGAACGAATTAGATTTAACCAATACACAATCGGTAATCTTCATGGTGGTACTGGTTGGCTGGCTACTTTATCTAAACCACCGAGACCGCCAAAAAAGCGCCCAAAGGGAGCGAGAAAACCAACAGATGATAGAAACACCAAGAGAGGAATTAAACCCTTGCTATGGGCGTTATATTCAGCTTGCAGGCAAGCGGAACAATTAGAAAAGGGGTGTAATATGCAACTATTATCAAGAGAGGCAGAACTTGAGCTACTGGAGAAAGTGGGAGATCACTTAGAGAAAAGGCTTGAGCTTGAAAAGCAGCATAATGACGGCTGGGACTTAATTGCTAGAGCCGATCTACTAAATAAGCTAGGGATCAGTGGCACAACGTTGAATAATTGGGAAAAACACGGCTTAAAACCTTATCAGTCGCCTTTTGAGAACAGTAAGAAGATTTATTACCGCAAGACCGATATATACAATTTTCTTGCAGTAGATTAGGGGGGAATAATGACAAAGAAAAAAGAACAATGGACACCCACCATCACAAATCTACGCAAGGTAATTGTGGACGGTGTGGAGCAATGGGTGGAATTTGAAACAGAGGGCTATGTCATTCCTGCTGGTCACTCTTATTATGACATCATCAGGGGAATTAACAAGGAGGTGCAACGGAAGAAAAATGGGAAATCGTAGAATGATAAGTAAGACAGTAACCCAAACTCAGAGATTTTTGCGGCTACCATTAGAGGCACAGGCTCTATATTTTCATTTAATTCAAAACTCAGATGATGATGGAGTAGTAGAGGCTTTCCCTGTTGTTAGAATGATAGGGGTTAGTGAGGATAGCCTAGGACTTTTGATAGTCAAGGATTTTATCAGACCGCTGAATGATGAAATGGTATATTTTATTGTGGATTTTCATGAGCAGAATAAAGTTCGTGCTGATAGAAAGGTCAATTCAGTTTATGCGGATTTACTCAGGGAAGTAGTCCCAGATATTGAACTTACTGAGCCTAGGCAGCGTGTAGATAGGCCTAAAAAACCTCCTGAAAAGGTGGGACAACCAAGGGACAACCAAAGGGCAGACATGGGACAGCAGAATATAAGTCAATATAAGTCAAGTCAAGATAATCTAAGTCAATCTAGGTCAAGTCAGAATGACGAGGATGAGTATGAAAATCCAATCTTTGAAAAATTAAAGTCAGCTTTTGGTCAAATGTCAGTCAATGGGACAATGGTGGAAGAAGTGAGAGACTTGCTAGAGAGCCATGGCCAAGAGTTAGTAATCTATGCTCTTGAGGTAACTATCCTAAACGCTGGTAAGTCAATTAGATATACCAGGTCAATTCTTTCAAATTGGCAAGGGCTGGGACTTAAAACAGTAGAGCAAGTTAAGCAGCATGAAGAACAAAGGCAAAAACTGAAACAGTCATCTAAACAGGCTGAACCTATTAGCCGTGAGGAATGGCTAAAAACACGAACAGAGGAAAACCCATTCTAGGAGGGTGAGCAATGGAAAATAAATTTGAGCAATATAACAACAGAAAAATTAGTGAAAAGGTATGTGAGGTTCATAAGGTCAATTATTGGCAAATATCTACACCTAAAAGGGGCAGTAAGGAACGAAGTATACAAGAGTTTTGTCCTGAATGCACAAAGGAACTAATAGAAAGGCAGGATAGGGAGGGAGTAGATAATAGCTTGAATGCTGAGACATACCTAAAAACCTATAATGTGCTTATGCGGGACAGTACGATCCCTAGAGAGTTAAAAGAGGCTAGCTTTGAGAATTTCATAGCTAAGACAGCCGAGGAAAAGCAATTACTAGAGTTTTCAAAAGGGCAAGTAGAGAAATACTTGGACGGTATGACAGGGAATACCTTGTTTACAGGCTCTACAGGGATTGGAAAGAGTCATTTAAGCGTTGCTATTGCTAAGGCTATAAACGAGGGTTACAAGGCCAAAGGAGAGCCTAAAAGTGTATTGTTTGTCAATCTAACAGAAATCCTTAGACGAGTTCGAGAGAGCTTTAACTCTACTAGCAAAGAGGGGTACTACTCAAGAATGCTGAAAGAGGTTGATTACCTGGTACTTGATGATTTAGGTATAAAATCGGACAACGCTAGTAGTAAAGGTAAATCAGTCTGGGAAGAAGAGTTTATTTTTGATATTCTCAGTAACCGAGACAAGACTATTATTACTACAAATCTAAGCAGCTCAGAGATTGCTAGCTTGTATAGTGATCGAGTGGCCAGCCGTGTTAGAACAGGCCTAGAGGGTAACTTTTTCAAGTCATTTACTATCAAGGATAAACGATACTCAATCAGTAGCTTAAAGGCTAAAGTGCACTAAAAAGGGTAGTAAAAAGCGTTGAATAGTTGAAAATATCAGTTATATCAACGCTTTAGGACTACTGAGATTACAATAAGTTCATATATTTCAAGTAAAGGAGTAATCAAAATGACAAACTACAAAGAAAAACACCGTTTCAGTTATAAATTTGAAAATACTGAACATGCAAAGGCAAACAAAATAGCTGATGTGGCAAGTATTGCCATTCATGGTTATTTCATGGGTACTGGAGAAAGTCCAGTAACAGAAACAACTATTAGTGGAGATGGGACTATCACAGTAGATTATCAAGGTAGAACAGCAATGGGGGAAGCCCTGAAACGTATCTGTTTAGGTTTTGCTAATTACTATGAACAGGATACAGAGGGAGAGGAGGTTTAGTATGATACAAAAGACAGAACAGCTTAAAGATTTGCTTGATAGAGGCTTTGTATTATTCTCAAAAAATGGTAAAATAGAGGCAGAGGCTCCCCCAACCTTTGGGAGTGTGGCCTTGCATTTTCAAGATGGAAGATTTTCATACTTGCAACGAAGTGAAACAAAAAAATAGAGTCTATCGGAACAACCGAGGGCGCTGATTAAGCTATCTAGCTTTTTCGGTGTCCTTTTTGTTTTGGTGTTAGGAGTGGATATGATACAAAAATCCTTATGGGTTGATACGAGCAGAAAAAAACAGTTTTAAAAATGGGATACCGTAGCATGACGATACTTGTAAACGATTGAAAGAATTAGAAAGAGGAAAAAGAATGAACAAGAAAACAATTATTACTAAGATGGTAGCGTTGAAAGGTGCTATTTCTAACTTATATGGAAAAATCGAAGAAATACAGAATAATCAATTTTTAAGCGCTGAGGGGAAAGAGAATGAACTTGAAACCCTTAAATTCAAATACGAAGCTTGGTATGCTAGTTATTATGACGATCTGAAGAAAATTGCAGACAACCTACTACCAGATAAAGAGGCTAAGAGAGCCGAAGCGGAAGTAAAAGCGTTGACTGATTCTGGTTACCAAGTAGCAGTGCAAAATGCCGTAAAACTTTTTGAAAGTGGCGCTTTGGCCGTATCCACTGGAAAAGCACTAATAGACCATTACAAAGACGATCGCACAACTTTAGAACTTTTCAGAAATGCTTTAGGAGGTATTTTTGGTAATGGCAACCCAAACAGTGCAGAGTTAGTACAGTATATCCCAGCGGACAATAGCAATCGGACAAAAGACTTGTTGAATAAGTTTGCTAGAGCAGTCGATGAGCTGAATTATGAGAGATTGATGTCTGATCATGGATTTGTAATGCAGAGAGTTGAGGGAGCTATAACTTTCTTAGAATCTGATTACCTAGACGACAACATGGACGCAATACTTTAATTGAGTGTGCAGAGGGGAGCAATCCCCTTTTAGTATGTAACCCAATCAATTTGGTTTTTTTACATGATAATTTGTAGTAGTGTGCAGTTTACAAAACAAATAAATACTACATATTTGACGGTTTGAACTTTGAAATAATTCAGTTATATCAAGACTTCTTACTGATTCGAGCGCTCCAAAAAGGGTGAGGTAAGGGTTAGGTTGCGTATTAAAAGAGTACAAGGTTAGTACAAGGTAGCATAGATCAAAAACCCTAAGATTACCCTAAGGTCTTGATATTTTTTAGAGTCGTAGAATGTAAAGGTTTTGACAAGGTATCGACACTTTTAGAACCATAGAACGGTAAGATTTTGGTAAGGTATCGAACCTTTCCAATGGTGAGGTTTTGGTTAGGTAGTGGCCAAAAAAATGCCTTAAAAATAGGGGGATAATAAGCTGTTGAACTCCGAGCGAACGCCGAGAAAATAGCTCTTGAACAGAGAACGAACAGAGAAGATTATATAGCTTGAACTTCGAGCGAAGCCCGAGAAAGTGGGGTCTATCCCCTCATCATTTATCAAGGAGATAAGAGAGATAAAAACATCCCTTAATTGCTTATCAAATGGTATGGAGAATAGGCTTGAAGCTAGAGCGAACCTAGAGAAAACGCAAAAAAAGCCAGCACAAAGCTGACTCCTTTATGAATTATTCCTTAAAACTATTGTATCATAAAGGAGGCTAAGGTATGACACCAGAGCAGGTAAAAGAAA